ACCCCTTGAAGCGTTATCCAAAGCACTTAGTCATGTTCAATATAAGGGAGAAAGAGTGTAACTCTTTAAATAGGCTCCACCCAACTCAAAAGCCCGTCGCACTTCTTGAATACCTAATTAAAACCTACACCCTAGAAAACGAGACCGTTCTCGACTTCACAATGGGCAGCGGCAGCACAGCCCTAGCTTGTAAAAACTTAAATAGAAAATTTATAGGTATCGAGAAAGACGATAAATATTTCCAGATAGCTAAAGACCGCATAAATGCCTAATGCTCAAATAATCTATAATCAATTACCCGCTCAAAAGTTATTCCATAATGACCTAGACACCGATATTCTGGTTTTCGCTGGCGGGCTAGGTTCTGGTAAATCTTACGCGCTTGTCCAAAAACTTCTACACTTGTCTTATATAAATAAAGGGTTTGCGGGGGGGGTTCTTTGCCCCACTGTCGCAGACTTCAAAAGAGATATTTTGCCCTTGTTTGAGCAAACTTTTGCCGAGAACGGTCTGCAGGACGTTTGCAGATACAAGAGGGGAGATACTTGCTTTATTTTCCCTTGGACTGACAAGCCTCTTTATGTGTTTACTGGCGAGCGCCCAATTGCCGGGCCTAATCTGGCTTACTGCGGAATCAATGAACCTTCTTTAATTAAAGAGATAAGGGTCAATGAAATGATGAGAAGGGTTCGAGAAAAATCGGCACCAGTAAAACAAAGAGCAATGGCCGGAACTTTGGAAGACCACTTAGGATGGCTACAGGACTTTATTGAACAACATGAAAAATCAGGGAAACTTAGGTTGGTAAATGCCTCAACCGCTCAAAATGTACATTTAGATCCTGAATACTACCAACACTTAAAAGATACACTAGACCCCCTTTCTTTCCGATTGTTTGCGGAAGGTGAGATGATTCGGCTTGGTTCAAATGTCTTTTATTACTCATTCTCTCAAGATAACAATCTCTGTAAGACAGAATATGACCCCAATCTCCAACTTTTTGTTAATGTGGATTTTAACGTGGGCAATATGACAGCGGTATGCTGCCAGCAGTATTGGGATAATAAAGGGAATAAAATCACCCATTTTGTGGACGAGATTTGTTTGAAATCTGACTCAGCCGACACTTTCGCAATGGCCGAGGCGATTAAAGCCCGTTACCCCAAGAGCCTGGATTGGTTAATGATTACCTGCGACGCATCAGGAAAAGCGAGAAAAACCACAGGGCCTAGTGACGCCCAAGTCCTCAAACAGATATTTGGAGAGGATGCCGTCAGGTACAAATCAGCAGGTAATATGAGATTGAGAAAACGGCAGATTTTAATTAATGGGCTTTTTTCTCATAATCGTATTTTGATAAATAAAGAGAAATGCCCTACACTGACAAGAGACGTGTCAAAGGTTCAGCAGCGCATTGATGATTTTACCAAAGATAAGAAAAATCCTGACTTGACTCATGCTAGTGATGCAATGGACTATTATTGCACATTTGAATATGAGTTATTAAATCGGAACAATTTCTCCACTGGGACGTTTAGATAATGAAGCTTAAAAATGAAGAACAGATATTAAACGCAGAAATTCGACAAGAAATCATTAAGGCCATAGAAAGCAGCGAGAACCAACAGCGAAAAGCTGAGTCCTTTAAGCGCTATGAAATCTACAAAGATTATATCAAGAAATACATTCTCCAAAACCTTAGAAAAGAATTAGACGAAAGCACTGTCGAGGATATGGAAAGCCGCGTCAGTACGATAAATCTCTATAAAAAAGTAGTAAGTAAGAAAGCCCGCGTCTATAAAACAGCACCACGGCGGGAGAGTTCTGAGCCCAATAATCAGGATAATTTAGATTTAATGGTTGATAACCTTAAGTTAAACGTGAAAATGAAAAAGGCTAATAAGTATCTAGAAGCCTTTAAAAACACTGAAATATTTATCAGGCCTATTAAGAATAGCCGCTCAAAAAAGTATTCCTACCGCCCAGAGATTTTACCGCCTCACCGTTACGATGTAATTGAGGATGCCGAAGATCGTGAGGCTGCAATGGGTTACATTCTCTCCGAGCACGATGACGATTCTCTAAACTTTCTCAGATACGAGGATGCGAGAAGTAATCATGGGGCAAATCAAGGCTTTAGAGATGGCGATAGCAAGAATCAAATAATCGCCAATTCCCCTTCTGATAAGGGAGAAGAAGCGGAAGAAAGAGAATATATCTGGTGGGGGAATAAGTACCATTTTACTTTTACCTCAAAAGGAATCAAGAAAAACACTAATAGTAATTTAAACCCTATTCAAACTCTGCCTATCGTGTCGATTGCTAAAGAGCGAGATGGGAGCTTTTGGTCATTGGGTGGAGAGGATTTAATAGACGGCTCAATTCTAGTCAATACCGTATTGAGTGACGTTTTTTATATCGCTAAAATGCATGGGACAGGCCTTTTTTATCTATTCGGGAAAGGCGTTCCCAAGACAATGAAGGTGGGGCCTAATCAGGCGATAACTTTAAATGTAGAGGAAGGTGACCCGACCCCCACTATTGGTTTTGCCAATGCTAATCCCCAATTGCAAGAGCATAAGAAGCTGGCCGAGCAATATGTAGCACTACTTTTGACCACTAATGACCTTGAGCCTGGCGCCGTTTCTGGTGAGTTATCAGCCGGTGCGGGAAACAGCGGAGTGCAAGAGCTTATTATTAAAGCCGAGCCTGTAAATGCTATTGAGGATGACCAGGAAATTTTTAGAGATGCCGACCCCGCCGTAGTAAATGTAGGGGCAAAGTGGCACAATTTATATCATGGGCTAAAATTATTAGAACCTAAGCTCCAAGAGCAGGGCGAGATGCCTGAGTTTGATTATACAATGAAATTCGGGGCGGTAAGTCACTTCGCATCAGAAAAAGAAAAGTTAGAGGTTATCGAGAAGCGCTTAGATATTGGCCTAGATGATATTATTGGGGCCCTAATGCTAGATAATCCTGACATGACTCGAGACGAAGCCGAGAAAAAGGCGGCTGAGTTAGCAGAGAAGCAAATGAATGAAGCGGCCGAATCTATGGCCCTAGCAATAGGCGAAGGAAATGCCGATAAGAAAAAACAAGGTGAGTTACTTCCTGAATCTGAGGAAGGAATTAAGCCAAGTGAATCCGAGCAAGAGACAAGCAGCAAAGGAAAAGATAGCTGATTATCTTATGTCTGAGATTGAAAACCATACGCAGGGCCAAGTAAGCCCCGTAAATGGTCGTAAATTCGCCAAGCTCTCTAAGGATTATGCTAAAGCCAAGAAAAAAGAGGTGGGCCATTCTGACGCCGATCTGCACCTTTCTGATGATTTAATGAATGGCCTTGGCGCATTTCCCACTAATGGCGGTGTAAGGGTCGAAGTGGCAGAGGTTCAAGCCGGTAAAGCTCACAATCACAACACTCCCAAAACTAAAAAAAGCACCAGCCCCAAGCGGCAATTTATCCCCGATGATCGACAGAAAACCGGCGCAGGGAGGCAATTCAAGCCCTCGATAAGAAATGGTTATAAGGCCATTTTAAAAGAGTTTATTGATGGGGATTAAGGTCAAGAAAAAGAAAATTAAGGCGTTTGAAACACAGATTTATTACCACTCTATGCTTAAAGACGTGAAAAAGAACTTTGGGACAGATTTAAAGCGCTCAATCGCTGACGAAATAGGGAAAGTGATTCTCTCAGGAACTTCCCCTGTAAAAGGGAAGCAGTTCAAGCAATACACCGAGAAATATGGGAACAAGAAATATGGCGGGCCTAGAAAGCCGGTAAATATGCTGGACTCTGGGAAAATGCTCGAGTCTTTAACGGTTAAACAGAATAGGGCGGGCGATTTAATTATTTGGTTTAAGGATAAAAAGAAAGCCGCCGCTCACCATTTTGGGCTAGGCCATCTCAAGGGATATAAGCGCCGATTGCTCCCCACTAATTCAAATGAGCAATTTAAAGAGGGATTAATGAAGAAGATTTTGGCTGTTTTGAAAAAAGCAGTAAAAAAGAGCATTATAAAAGCAAAGCGATAGTATCGCACCAATAAATTTCCAGGAAATTGTATTTCCTGCGGTCAGTGACCACG